GCTGGCACCAAGTCTACGTTCAAAGCAGCGAACGTGACTAACGGCAGCAACAACATCAACATTGGCACCTACCTCAACTTTAAGGTTGACGACAAGGTTTCCTTTGGCACTGGCACTGGTGGCACCCTCCCCGCTGGACTAAGTGCCAGCACCGACGTTTTCATCCGCACCTATGCGGCGGCAACTGGTATCGCCACATTTGCTGCAACTGCTGGCGGTTCTGAGTTGTCCCTCACAAACGATGGAACTGACGGCACTACACCGTTCACGATTGACTTTGCTGAATTCCAATCAGTAGGTGACTGCAGGGAATGGTCGCTTGAGGTCACTCGCGAAGAACTCGACACCACAACGATTGGCGGAACTCTTGGGCAAGCCGTCCCGTTCCGTACATTCATCAGCGGCTTTGCTGACGGCTCCGGTTCTGCAACTGTTTACTTCACCGACGACGACAGCACAATTGCAAGTCGCCTGATTGAGGATGTTTTCCAGCGCAAGCAGGTAGGTGCAACCTTCAAGCTTTACACCGATCTGTCTTTGTCCTCTGGATCGCCTGATGACACTGCAAGCACGTCTTTCACGGTGCCTGCGGTGATCAACCAAGCGTCGTTTTCGGTTAATCCTGACGATGCACAGTCAGTTGAAATTAGCTTCCGTCCTACTGAAGCCCCGACGACTGACTTCGCACGTTCCTGATAGGACGAAAACAAAACGGCCCCTGACTTGTGTCGGGGGTTTTTTTGTGTGTAAGCTGATGGCGAATATCGCAAATTTTTTGTGGCAAGTGCTCTTGAACGGCTAAAGAAAGCAGCCAATCTGCAACCTGTCAAAAAAGTTGTAACGCTGAGCGATGGTACTGAGTTTGAGTTTTGGCGCTCGCCGCTAACAATGGCTGAGCGTGAACGTGCTCAGAAAACCGCAAAAGACGACACCAACGCATTTGCATTGCAGCTTTTGTTGATGAAAGCACAGGACGAAGACGGCAACCGCATGTTCAGTGGCGGACAAGCGGCTGAGCTGAAGAACGAAGTGCGTGACGCTGACCTGCAGGCGTTGATGCTTGCTGTTATTAGCGAAGATGAAGTGGATGAGGACTTCGACCCAAAAGGCTAAGAGCCGAGCTTCGGAAAGACAACTTGCTCAAATTACAGCTCGGCGTTGCCAAAGAGCTTGGCTATACGTTGACGCGTCTAAAAAATGAAGTGACTTTAGAGGAGCTTTATTTGTGGTCAACGTATTTCGGGGTGCTCAATGAGGACCAGGAAGCGCAGATGAAAAAGGCAAGGCGTAGGCGCTAAAGTTAGATGAACAGGCACTAAGTCATGGCTGCTGTAGCACGCATCGGCGTAGAGCTGACTACGGCTAAAGCGGTTCGTGATGCTAATAAGCTGAAGGCTGCCGTCAATGGCGTTACTGGCTCTTCAGTCAATGCATCGAATAGTGTCAGGGGTTTCGGCAAAGCTGCCGGTGCAGCAGGTGTAGCTGCGAGAGGACTAGGCGCTGCGGCTAAAGCTGCGTTAGGTCCGATCGGTTTGCTTGCGGGAGCGGCTGGTGCCCTCGTTAGCGGTTTCAAGGGATTTGTTGAGGCAGATAAAGCGAGAGCTGCTGTTAGGACTCTTGGCGTTGATGTAAAAACGCTTGAGGGACAGCTTGTCGGCGTTGTTGCGAGGACAAAAGGCTTAGCAAGCACTAACGATCTTTTAGCTGCTTCGTACGACGTTGCGTCGGCAGGTTTTGGAAAGGCGGCTGACATTACAAAGATCCTGGAGGCGTCGTTGTTAGGTGCCGTTGGCGGCATGACTGACATCGGGACAGTTTCCGATGCAGCGACAAGCGTTATGAACGCTTTTGGTTTAACCACAGATAGCGTCGCAAAAATTGTCGATGGTTTTGTGCAGACACAAAACGACGGCAAAATTGTTGTTGGTCAGTATGCCTCTCAAATCGGTCGTGTTGCGCCTATCGCTGCCGCTGCGGGCGTAGGCATCGACGAACTTAACGCGGCGATTTCAACGATTACTGCGCAAGGTGTTCCGGTCGAAAGTACGTTCTCTGGCCTGAACCAAGTTATTGCATCGGTTGTCAAGCCAACCTCTGAAGCTGCGAAAGCTGCTCAGCGCCTTGGTTTAGATTTCAGCAGCGCCGCTATTAAGACAAAAGGTTTCGGCGGATTCCTTACAGACTTAATCGAGAAAACTGGCGGCAGTGAAGTTGAAATCACTAAACTATTTGGCTCTGTTGACGCACTTAAAGCATTGATGCCGTTGATTAGCGGCGATCTTGAGAAGTTTAATCAGAACCTAGAGAACCAAAAGAATGCGACTGGAGCTGCTGGTGATGCTGCTGACATTATGGGTGAGACTGTATCTTCTCAGATCAGCAGGATAGTCAACAACATCACAACACTCGTTCGCGGTTTAGATCAAGTTCTAGGGCCTGCTATCAAAGGCATTCTTGATTTGATTAATAGCGTTATTTCTGCGGCAGTAACGGCAGTTGCGAAGCTGACAGAGATGTTCCAGATGAATCGCGCAAGAACGCAAGCGCGGGAAGAGCTTGGCGGGACAATGGGGCGCGGTACTACGAAAGCAGACCCGGCTGCAGTTGAGGCGCGTGCGCTTGAAATTTTTAAAGCGTCGCAGGCATCAACAGCGGCAGCGGCAGCCCCAACTGTTCCGACTCCACAAAACAATATTCAAGCTACTGGCGGTTTAGATACTGCAAGCTCAAAGCTGCAAAAGGAAAAAGTAACGATGACGCAGAAGGAGTTTGATCTGCGTAAAGCCGTCTTAGACGCGAAAAACACTGAGAGCAAAATTGACGACGCGCATGCAAAATTTGCCCTCAAAAAATTCCAAATTGGCGAGCAATTCAATGATGACGTGCTCGCTAAGAGGATCGCTGAGCTAGAAGCCGAACAGGTATTAAATCAAGATCTGCAAAAAATTGAGCAGGACCGGCTAGACGCGGCAGCGAAGGCGGCAAAAGAAGAAGCGGACAGGCGGCAGAAGGAGCTAGAAGCCGATCCGATGTTCCAGATGAAGCAGAAGATGGAAGAGCTGCTTGATGTGCAGAATCAAGTCGCGGCTGGTGCGCAAGTTATCGGCAACGCTTTTGCGGGTGCCTTCAAGAGCGTTATCACAGGCAGCAAATCCGCTGGCGAGGCCCTGAAGGACATGCTGGCTGCGACAGCCGAGCATTTCCTCAACATGGCAATGGAGATCATCGCGCAGCAAATCACGATGATCATTTACGGCACGATCATGAAGGCGCTTGGCGTTTCGATGCCTGGTTCTAGCGGCGGTGGTGGCGGTGGTGCCCCTATGTTCGGCCCAGGCGCTGGCAGTCTTGATTTAGGGATAACACCCAAGACCTCAGGGATGAAATTTTTTAATGCTGAAGGTAGTTACGCAACTGGCGCTACTAACGCTGTTATTGGAGAAGCCGAGCCAGAATATATAATCCCTGAGTCAAAAATGCGTGAAAGCATGGCACGTTACTCGCGCGGTGTTCGTGGCTCTGCTGTTGTTGAAGGCAAAGGCGGATCTGGAACCGCAGAAGACACCGCAGGTCTTGCTACTTCCACGCCGATCGACGTGCGCTATACCGTGGACCGCATCAACAGCGTGGATTATGTGACGGCTGATCAGTTCCAAAATGGCATGAGACAAGCCGCAAACCAGGGTGCTAAACAGGGCGAGCAGCAAGCGTTAAAGCGGCTACAAATGAGTGGCAGCACCCGTAAGAGGCTTGGAATGTGAGCCAGTACGCTTTCGGCCACGCTTTGCAGATCGTCAGGGATGGCGCTGCTGACTTTCGCTATCAGAACTTTTTCATAGGACAAAAACTACGCAACCATTTAGGCGCTGACGATACGCGGGCAGATTTTAGTTTTCTTGCTTTTGGTTTTTCTGGCGTCACCCTTAACCGCACTGGTGATGGCATGGAAGCATCACTTGTTTTTCCCAACAATGAGATTTCTAGGGCATGGGGCGTAGAAGCTATTGAGAAGCGGTTCAGGATGCTGGTGCAGGTGCTGGTTATTGACGACCCAAACCATGACACTGGACCGACGCAAACCCATAATGTTGTTCACACCTACACAGGCATTGTCACTGGCGGGCAGTGGGACAACGTTTCGCTAAACATTGAGTTGACCTCAATCCTTGACGCGGTTGGGACGGACGTGCCGAATCGATCGCTGACGCAAAGACTTGTGGGCAATTTGCCGATCAGCAATGGCGTCCGATTGCAGTGATCTAATCGGGATGCCGTATCGCTTCGGCGCTGATGGCAGTGACGGCTATATCGATTGCATCCACATGTGTTATCAAGCGTTAGAGCGGATGGGCATTGAAGCCCCACCGTTCAAGCAATCTTGGTACGAAGCAAGCAAGTGGGAGGTTTGCCGCGATCTAATGGCGTGGGGTTCCCGTGTAGATCGGCCTCAGTATGATGGGGATATTCTGCTGCTACCGCAGCAATCCTGGGCATTCGCAGTCACATGGCAGACGGGGATCTTGTACGTCAATCGAATGTCAGAAAAGATTCAGTGGTCTTCGGTCCAACTGTTTACGACATACCACTGCTTCCGTACGAAAAAGAGCTGATCAAGACGATCGGCGTAACCGAGGACGAGTATCAAAGGTTTGTTGCTGAGGTGCGTCGCAGGGGCGTGATGCGTCCGGCTGAATACGATTCAATCCCTGACGTTCGCAATGATGTAACCACTGCGATCCTTGTCAACCTGGCAATCAGCTTGGTGTTGACTGGCGTTTCTTATTTGCTGACGCCAAAGCCAAAAGCGCCAGAAGCATCTAAGCGAACACAGCGAGATCTAGGCAGCGTCAACGCCTCAAACCGCTTTACTCCAAGCCGTGGATTCGACAGCCTTATGGAGCTGGCGGATTATGGAGCGCCAATCCCAATCATTTTTGGGCGCTATATCAAAAACAAAAACGTTGGGGGAATGCTTACGACTCCAAAGCTTGTTTGGTCTCGGATGCTTAGCCATGGCACGCAGCAATCTGCAAAGCTGATGTTTGTTGTTGGCGAGCATGGACACGCTGACGGCACAGGCCCTGACGGAATAATTGAGCCAGACCTAGAGGGCGTCTTTTTAGGCAACAACGCTCTTGATGCTTTGTTTGAGGATTTCTTTGCGTTTTATTGGAAGCGAAACAGTCCCATGCGCACTAATGGGGTTGTCGAGTCTGCTTCTGGGTTTAACCGATTACAGCGCAGGAATCTTTTTTACGGCAGTGCTGGCGATCCCAGCAAAGGCGATCCGTTCGAGTACACAAGCGAACAGGATATATTTGAATGCCCTGGGCAAAACAGAGCAAGCACGCAAGGTTTTTGCCACGCATTTTCGCCAAGCAATAACACACAGTTTGGTATGTACGGGGCAATTGCAAATGGCACTGGCTTTAAGGTAAATTTTGAGGTTGTATCAATTATCAAAGGAACACAGTCGAAACAACGTCATGCGTCTGCGATTCGTCGCCTGAAAATTACTGGCGCTAAAAACGAGGCGATCGATGTTGGTGATGAAGACAAGCTGGTAAAAGTCCGCAAGCAAAGAATGGAAGGCCCTGGGCGTCAGTACAGCCCGCGCATGGGCTTGACAAAACTGATTAGAGCTAACGGGTCAGTCCTTAAACCAGGCACTGGTGAGCTTATTGAAAGGGACAGGGTTGATGTTGGTGACAGCGTTGAGTTTATTATTGAACCAGGCGGAATCCCTGAGGATTTCTACCAACGATCTAATAACAGAGGCGGTGAAAATGTTGATGACATCAATTCAACTGTTGAATCAGATCAGCTAGCTGCTGATGATGCGATGCAAGTCGGCGAGCAATTCGCCGTGGGGAATGTTGTTTTTGTCGTCACAAAACGGAAGCTTCAGCAATACGACCCGGAAAAAGGCGACACGCAGACAATCACTATGCGGTGCATTAGCACTAAAGAATCACAGGATGCGCGTATCGGGTTTGTGAATGATGATGACGTTGTAGATCCTGACGACCACTTTGTTTCAGACACAGGTGGCGTGAGCCCTGTTTTTTATCCAGTCACGCGGATCGCATCTGCCGTCGTGCGTAACAATAAACCAGCGGTAGTAACAGAAATCGGCATCCGCAGCAAAGTGTTTCAGCGCCTCAATGGGCTCTGTGCTTTCAATGCTACGCCGACACCTGAAGAATTAGAAAAATTTGATGACCAAGAAGTGCAGGTGCGTTCTGGAACATACACAGGAAGCATTTTAAGAACTTCTGTCTTTCAGGTTTATGTGCGCAAAGCGGGCCTCAGCAAAAGCGGCGTTGCTTTTGGCTTCAGGCGCATAAACCTATTCTTTGCGGTTCGGGGCAACAGCCCTGCTGAGCAATACAACTTTATTAGGTTTAAGCATCCAGAGATTGCAGAGCTTGAATACAAGTTTGTTCCTATTGCAGGGTCTGAACTTCAACACCTTGATGACGATCAACGCATTATTTTGCTTACTGCATCCGTCTCTGAATCTGAGAAGCCGATTGTTGTTGAAAGGCCAAACGTGCCAGATTTTGGCAGATTCACTATTGAAACAGCAGGCATCAAGATTACAAAAAGAGATATACAGAAAAACAAAGAATTTATGCGTAAGCCTAAAAAGGTTGCCGGTACTGGTGCAAACGACATCCCATCAGGCGTTGAACCGGTATCCGCAAGACCTGATGAAAAAGCAGGAACATTTAGGCGGGCAATTTCTATAGAAGAAAAAGAGAACGCAGGCAATCTAGACCCACCAGGAAGACAAGGCGCTTTTATGTGGGAGGTTTTCGGCAACCCTGACAGTGACGCTGGCGGTGTTGGCACTCAGCGAACAAAAGACACACGCGAAGTTTTTGGTGACAAATGGATCAGGATCAGATGGACTGTTGAAAAGGGAGAACTTGCAACAGACCATTATGCAAGGGTCGGACAAGGCCAAGTTCATGTATGGCGACTTGTGGGCTATGCAGTTATTGGCAGTTCGCCCGGTTTTAGTAAAGGCGAAGTTGTCTTAGTTAGGCGCGGTCTCAACTCATCTGCAGCAGTTGGAGAGCCTGGCTATGGCAGCTCAGCCTATGGCAGCGACAACAAATTCCGAGGCAACCACCCTTCTGGCTCATTGATCCAATGGTCTGGCTGGTACTTCACCATTACTGACATTGATACGTCAAGCACACCTGAAGGACGGCAAGGCGGCTATTTTTACGACATTTTTGGCAACGCAGAAAACAAAGCGATTGGCGCGACTAGCAGCGCCATCAAAGCCATTCAAAATGGCAACAAGAAAATCAGATTTCGCATCAACGTAAAGGTTGCTCCGTTACCAGCCGGTCACTTCACTGGCCTGACAAAAAAATGGGAATTCAATGGTCCTCTAGAAATTATTGACGATGACGGCACTAACTCCGCTTGGAATAAAGGCGACACGTTTGAGCACACTGAAACCATTGCTGCAACTAGCAACCCTTTCTATTGGACATATTCAAAGGTTGGTTTTCAGTACAGGATTACAGATGTCACAGAGCTGCCAGGGACAGGCACCTTTGAGGGAGAAGAAGAATTTGAAAGCCACAGTCAATATGCAGACATGAGTTTTTATAGAGGCTTAGTGCAGAAATCAAACGAAAACGAACCGGAACACACTGTTGTGTATGTCAATGAAATACTCGAAAACAGCAAGGTTCCTGAATACAACGGCCTGACAATATGTGGCCTGTCCCTTAAAGCTAGCCGCAATTTCTCTAGTTTGGATTCTTTGCGCTGCTGGCTAGCGCAAGGTCTCCCCGTGAGGCGTTTGCATCCTGACGTTGGGTCAGACTCCGACAACCCCTACGACGAGCCGGGTGACGACTATTTCAAGCACACCTATGGCCCAAGTCATTTGTTCACTGATCTTGCCTTTTACTTGCTGACGGATAGGCAGGGCGGTGCTGGCAACCTGACAGGCATGAGCCCTGATAATGCGTTTTTGCTCAACGTTGAAGATTTCAAAGAAACCTCGCGATTTATCCGCGAACAAGAACTGTTTTTCAACGGGGTGATTGCTGAGCGCACTAACTTGCGCCAATACATCATGGATGTTGCACCATATTTCTTGTGCAATTTTGTGATGATGGATGGCAAGTTTTCGCTGCTGCCAGCTATACCAACATTTAAGAAAAGCGGCAAAATAAATCGAGGCCCAGTGCCTATCGATCAACTATTTACGGTTGGCAACATTCT